GTAGGATATCTTAAAACTAAACCTAAATTTCTTTGATTATCAATTACTATTTTATTTGTATGTTCATCATCAACTTGTACTTCAACTTTTGTGAGATCAACTTCTGTTTCAACATAAGTTTTTCCATCATCAGGACAAATTGTTTTAAATTTAGTTATTTCTGATACTGATTTAGCACGAATTTGTAAAAATATATACTCAACATCAAATATAGGTAAACGATCTACATTTAATACTTCAAAAGTACACGCATTAACCACCTCTTTTAAAGCATTAACCATTTCTTTATTTTCACCTGTTTCTAAAGCTATGTACAAAATCTTTTCTTCTTTCACTAGAAAAGGCCTGTATTTTATTTTTTTATCTTCCGATGGTAATGTCAACTCATATGTTGGCACTTCAATTTTTGGCAAAGCCATAATTATCTCCTTGTTTTATAAATTAAGTGGTGGAAAATTGCCAAATGGAGGAAACGCTCGACCACCTGTAATACCACCGATTGGTATACGTCTTTTTAGTCCTTGTAATACATCAACACCAGCACGTCTTAATTCTGGTGGTAATTTATTTAGTATGCCACCAAAAGCTCCAAGACCACTTTTTACGTCAACTGATCTAAAGCTTGGTGAACCTAATTCTATATTGCCTGACCTCTCTAAAAAATAATTTATCCAATATCTAAAGGTAAATGTAACTTGAAAAGTTTGAACAGCGTTGTTATCGTATGAATATGCAACAGGTCCTATTATTTTAGGAAAACATTCAAATAATTTAACTGCATAAGTTATATCATCTCTTTCATTACGATTAGCAAATTGACCTAATTGAAATATATTTACGTCTGATACATAATTATCATAAAAATTATAATTTTGAGATTGTAAACTAAAAACAGCAGCTTGCCAAGTTTCAAAATATGATCTTTCTCTTAAAAATTTATCACAATAAAATGTCGCTGTAATATCAGCTGATTTATAATCAAACGCTAATTTATATGCTGGTCCGTGGTGTCGTATTTCTTTAGTTTCAATGTTTCTTTCAGGCATTTCAATAGCATTACAAAATGCTCTTACTCTACGGCCATTTGCTGTATGAATGGCATTTAATTCTTGTTGATTTTGAAATGTAACTAATTGTTCTTCAGCCGCTGTGGATAAATTTATATCATTTATAACTATTTCGTTTTTTGCTTGTCTTGCAGCACCATTTAAAATTGGACTAGGTTTTGCAGGACTATCTTCACCTCTAGGTAAATTAAACTCAACATAAAATCTAGCTTTACGAGCAAAACCTTCTGCTTCATTTACATATGATTGAAAACGACCGATAGTTGTTTCAGGATTTCCACCAGCTTTTTGTCTAAATCGTGGATCATTTTCAACATTATCTAAAGAACGATCACGTGGCAATCCAGCTCTAATATCAAAACCACCAATACGAACTCCACCTCTTAATATGGCCATTATATAGCTTTCCTTGCGGCAGCATAAACAGCAGCGTCAGAACTTTTTTGAAATTGTTGAACAGGTAAATACACTGCAATAGCGGCCTGTGTTAAATCTATTTTAAGAAAACTTGATCTCACGTGTTTATACAAATACTTTTTTATTGTAGGTTTTACAAGTGGTATTGATTTTACACCTGAATAACTTACATTTAATCTTGTTGTTTTATCCATTTTATTATTTGTGGCAAATCTTTGCATTTGATCTAACAATCTAAATCGAAGACCTGGTGGTAGATAATGAAAGTTTAATCCACTAAATCCGCCTGGTATCGCCTCTAAAGGTAACACAAGTGGAAACGTGTCATAGTAAGGTAAAGTCTTTTTATACTTAGGGTCATAAAAAAATAGATTTAATAAACCTATATTCGGTCGACCTGTAAGTTTACCTTGACTCATCAGTTTATTAGCACTTATTCTATCTGCTATTGAAGCGACAGCTTTTTGATACCAACTTGCTGATTTTTGTGTGCCACCTTGTTTATCTACGAGAGTGTCTAATATGCTTGCCATTTAATATATTTATGTTAGTTATAGACACCTATATCTTTTTCAGTAAAGATTTTGAACTCTAAATCGTTGCCTTCACAATACACTTTAGCGGCTTGCCATTTAGCTTGGTTCTTTATATATTCTAATTGTTCACTCATAAAAGCACGACCTTGTTTCTTTGGTTTCTTTGGTGGAAAACACTGACGATATGGTTTGATTTCAACCATATACTTCTTGCCATTTTTTAATTTAAAGATAAAGTCAGGAAAGTATCTATGAATACGATAATCAATTGGTGAACGATAGATTATAGGTATTTCTTCACTTGCCCAAAACTCAACAGCATCATTTTTATCCAAATATACCATCATACGCCTTTCCAATAGTGAACGATATACTATTCTATTTGGGTCACCAGCGTATTTCTTAGGGTAGGTTGGTTTATAAATTCCTTTATAACTTGCTCTCATATCATATAAATATTACTAATAAACATATAAGGTATTTATCGTGTTAGGAAAAGTAGCAAGTATTGTTCAAAAAAATCTAAGCAATTTACAAGGTGTGGGTGGTGGTTTATTAGGATTAGCAGGCGGCTTAGGAGGTAGTTTATTTGATAAAGCAAAAAATAGTATTCAAACTAATGCTGCGGCAGCTAAAATATTAAATAAATCTCCATTAGAATTAGGCGATGTGAGTACTTTTGCACATATGAAGCAAAATCCCTATGAAGCAGGCACAGTTTATTATCCTGAAAATGTGCAACAGTTAGGTACTGGACATTATATGATTATAGATATATTAGAAACCACTACGATTTACGATAACATAGCAGATGTTTTTAAAACAGGTGGTACAGCAGTATTAAAAGCTTTGGGTGAAGATAATGCCGCCACTAAACTTTCTAGCACAAAATTAACAGCAGGAAAACCTGCCACATTTAAAGATAGTAAAAGTAGAATAACACAACAAACTTCAGGTATCAATAGAAATTTTACAAGACATTCACGTGTATCAGATACAATGATATTATATACACCTCCAGGTATTAAAACTAATTATGCAGTTACTCATTCAGGAAAAGAAACAGGAATGTTAGGAGATATTTTAAGTACAAATCCTGGAAGTATATCAGATATACTAGCTACAGGCGGTGAAATAGCACAAAAATTAGGTGCCGAAATAGCTCAAGGTATTACTGCATTAATACCAGGAGCTGGTGATTTTAAAGGAGCATTACAAAAATTAACAGGTAGAGCATTTAATAATAATTTAGAAATGGTTTTTGAAGGCGTACCTATGAGAGATTTTTCTTTTAATTTTGAATTTGCTCCTAAAAACAGATATGAATTAGATTCCGCTAGAAAAATAATATCTTTATTAAAATTTCATATGCATCCTGAATTAGGCACATCCAGAGATTTTATTGTGCCATCACAATTTCAATTAACATTTATGTACTTAGATAAACAAAATATGTATATACCTAGAATTAGTAAGTGTGTACTAACTAAATTAGATTTATCTCACGGTGATGATAACGTGTTTTCAACTTTTGCTGGCGATGAATTAGGAGCGGCCCCTGTTTATACTAAAATGTCATTAGCGTTTAGTGAAACAGAAATTATGACTAAGCAAAAAATTGCTGAAGGATTTTAATGTACTTTTCTTTATTTCCAAAAGGATTATATGATTTAAAAGGTGATGGTAATGAAAAAGTAGTAACCGATTTAATGGTAAGAGTTAAAGTAAGAGCAAAAGTTTTAGATGAATCTAGCCTATATGATTTATATGATGTACCTGAAGGAGATACACCGGAGATTACTTCATTAAAACATTTTGGTAATGTAATGTATCATTGGGTTATACTTTTAACAAATAATATAACAGATCGTTATTATGATTGGCCGTTAACATCATTCGAATTTGATAATTACTTAAATGACAAATATACAAATCCAGATGGTGTTCATCATTTTGAAATTACACAATCGAGTGGTGAAACTACTGGTCTAGGACCTAGTGATTATTCACACAAGATTGAAGTCAATAGCACAGCGGCTGGAGCCACTGCTGTAACAAATAGAGAATATGAACAAAGAATACAAGATCAAAAAAGGCAAATAAAACTACTTAACGCCGCATATTTACCTATTTTATTAGAAGAATTTACAGATTTAATGAGTCAATAATGAGCATATATGATACACTTGACAGTAATGTTTTAAAAAAACCTGGTCAATATAGTTTAACAGACGTTGTTTTGGTTTCATATCGATCAACACAAGGTGATAACATACCAGATAAAATAGGTGTTGATAGTTTAGTCGCTGATTTAAACATTTTTGAAAGTATTTACAATAAAACATTATCAGGAAATATTGTATTAGTTGATAATACAAATGTTGTTGGCCGTCTACCTTTAACTGGTAATGAAAGATTAGAATTTAAATTTTTTACACCATCAAGTCCTTTTGGTTATGATTTTACAGAAAAATCTGGCCATCCTTTATATGTTTATAAAATACAAAATAGAACAGGTATTAATCCTAGAACTCAAATGTATATTATTCATTTTTGTAGTAAAGAAATGATTGAAAATGAATTAAAAGTGGTATCAAATGCTCAAACAGGCATTTATTCTGATATGGTTGCGAACATTGTTAAAAATCCTGTATTTTTAGGTTCAAATAAAAATTTATTTTTTGAACCATCAAATGGTTTACACAAACACGTTTTTAATCGACTTAGACCTTTTGATAGTATAGATCAAATATCACAATTAACTATAAGTACAAAATTTAATAATGCAGGATATTATTTTTACGAAACAAGTAGAGGATTTAATTTTAGGTCACTTGAAAGTATGCTAGCCGTTGAATCAAATACAGCAAGACCAGTATTAGCTAGATTTAAACCTAAACCTGCTAATATATCTGATGCAAAAGGCGAAAAAGATATAAAAAATGAAATGCAGGTTGTTATGAATTATAAAATTTTAGATCAATTTGATACACTAAAAAATTTAAGAAATGGTGTATATGCCAGTAGATTGATTTCACACGATCAATTAAATAAAACTTGGCAAGAAACAGATTTTAATTATGAGATAAATTATGGTAAAAATTTTCATACAGAAATCAATATAGATGGCACAAGAGAAACAGATAAAGGCATACTACCAAAATATGTAAGAGAAGGATCATCACTTTCTGATTTTGCTGAGTCTACACTCTATCTATGGCCAAATACGACCGCTGTTCATAACAAAATAAATGGTGAAGAAATTCCAACGCCTGATATAAAGAATATAGTGCAACAAAGACTTTCACAACGATTGGCATTTCAATCATTTAAACTACAAATTACAGTGAACGGATTTACTGGTATACAGGCAGGTGATTTAATTACTTTTGAGATGCCTTCTTATGAAGCAAGAAGTGGTAATGAACCATATGACTATGACGCCTTTATGTCAGGTCGATATTTGATTACTTCAGTAAGACACGAATTAAATCTCAAACTAAAAAAACACTTAACAGTATTAGAATGTATGAAAGATAGCGTCCGAATACCTTATCCACAAGAATTAAACGATACCTTTTTAGATAAAGAAAAAAGAAATGACGCTATTATAGACATTTACGAATTAGACCAGATTATATTCAAAGGTATGAATAATTTTTTTAGATAATGCTGAAAGAATACACAAAGACCGCCCGCTCCGACAGCTATTTTGTAGATATATACAACTGGCCACTCTACCACAACCGAGAGAATACCACCATAAATATAGAAACAACCTAAATTCATTGATAGGAAATTATGTATAAAACAATTAAAGAATATTTAAGAAAACTTACAGGCAAACTCTCATTTAGAGTATGTAAGTGTAGAAAAAGTAAATAACTGAAAGGTGGCCACTATGTATAGACGAATACTTGAGCGATTACGAGAACTAAGAGATAAAGTCAGCGTAGCGTATAGTTTTAATAGTGAATATTGGATATACGCAAGTTTTATACTGTTTTTATTGTGGTATACATATATGGAAAGGCCAGCGTAGAGGCCATTTAAATAGGCAAAAATAGCGTATGCTGAAGTGTTATTATCAAACGAGTTAACGAGAAAATTTTATGAATAACGAAAACTTTATGGGACTTGGGGGCTTTCTCTGGTTCACAGGCGTTGTCGAAGATAGGCAAGATCC